CAAGAACTGTAGTGAACGTAGTTGTGTCAACAGAGAATGATTCACTTGATATTTCAGCAGAAGGCCCTACGTTGATAGCATATTGATCAATTTGTGGTCTTGGTGATGTTGCAGTCAATGCGACTGATATTTGTGTCGTAGATGGTATAGTTGCGATTCGATATAATCCATCGGTTGCAGTACCAATACCTGTTAATTGAACTGAATCTCCAATATTTGTTGAAATACCAGATGATCCATGTACGTTTGTGACTGTTATTTGTGCAGCAGTTGCAGAACCACCACCAATGAATTGTCTGTCAACTACAAGAGTTTCAGCAGTATATCCAGATCCACCCTCAGTAATTGTAACGACACCAACTTGTCCACCAGCGATTACAACAGATGCTCTCGCACCATCCCATGTTGATCCATCAGAATTAAATAATTTAATACCATGAAATGTTCCATTTGTAAGGTTTGCACCAGCGACACTGATTGAGTTTCTATATTTAACAGCACCAAATCCATGAGGTCGATCAAATGTAATCGTGGCAAGACCAACGTTTCCACCAGAGAAGTAAGTTGTTACACCTGTAACTCGCTTACCATATGCAAAATCTTTAATTATTTTATCAGTTGTTTCTCTAGTAATACTCTTTCTTAAATCATCTGTTGCAACATCACCAATCGGTGCTCTCTTCGCAAATGATACAGATGCTGGTGGATTTGAATGATTATTATCTCGATCTAATTGTGGATATAAATCAACAACATTTTGTCCATATTTAAGATCAGTAAATTCTTCAGTGATAGGATTATCAGCATGAAGTATGAATAAATGGTAGATACCATCTTGAGTGCCTTTTATGTACGGACTAATTGTTTCATTTCGATAGATGTAGAAGTTACTCTTGATATCATTTCTTTCAAATCTTGGAAGAGTAGTTGTTCTTGATGCGTCTGTTGTAACAACACTTGTAAAGTTACCGATGGAATGTACAACTCCACTAGTATCTTGAGCATTATATGTAAAGGTTTTATCGTCTACAACTGATGCAATAGTGAATGATCCATTATAACCCTTGTCAAATGTTCCAGTTGATGTTCCATTTGCATCATCATCAGTACAGTTTCTAACAAATATTCTTTCACCAACTTTTAAATTATGAGGTGCAACTGATACCATAGTTACAACATCAGATAACTCTGAACATGTACTTATGAATCTGTAATTTCTCTTATAATTATAGTCATTACCATCAATATTTTGTAAAGTTACAGATAAATCAGATCGAATACCAGTTGTACTTGATTCCTGTACAATGAATCCTTCTTCTGGGTTCTTTGCATTATCACTTTCTTTTGGTACAACAACTCGAATCTTATAAATTTTCTCATCAAGTGATCTTTCGTCAGGAGTTCTCTGAATGAATGATACAGGTGTATTTGCACCTAATCCTGATGTTCCCTGTGCATTAACAGTTTGGAATATCTCACTGTTAATATTTGTTTTGAGGAACCAATTAGCATTAGTTGCGTCAAACTGTAATGGTGATCCTACATCACCAGCAGCTTTATCTGACACACGACTTTCAATCTTTAATTTTGTTCCTTTATATACAATTAATGGAACATTATTATCAGCATTTGTTTTTGATGATGCTAATTTTATCTGATTACTTGGTGATCCAGCAACAACAATCGCAAAATATACAGTATTTTCTTCTAAATTCTCTGGCAAATCACCAGAATCACTAATTATTCTGACTTTTTCACCTGTAATTAACTTATGTTCACCAATTGTAAATGTATTATCAGTTGGGCCAGATGTTACTTTGTATAGTTTTGTGCTTGAATCATTACCTGTAGATCCTGATCCAACTGCAACATCCATCATGCGAATGGTTGCTTCTCTTACACCAGTTCCTACGTTTGCATTTGTAAAATCAACAAATAATCGATCACTTGATGCAGCACCAACACGATAACCTTGAATTACAGTTGGTGGAACATTATCTAGAGTATCAAATCCAAAGAGATATAAGTGACTTGAAATTCCAACAGTTTTAGTTTTAGCAACGTCAATTCTCTGCCAGTCTACGTTTGTTTGAGTAGATGTAATTTCTCTTGGTGTTATGATTTGAGTGATATATGCTGCGTCATCTTTTCCAAATGCATCCTTCTTAAATCCATCACAAGCAATCGCAAACTGACCAAAGTTAGAGTTGGAGTTTGTGATTGATGCGTCAGCACCAGTTTCTGCTGTAAAATGCTTATTAAAACCAATCGCAAATACAGATACGATTTGCATAATCGCATCATTTGATAGTTTGATATGGAATGTTTCATCTCCATTTCGATAAACTGCATCAGAATCTAAGTGATAAACCTTTGTTGGGTCTTGAGATGAAGATAAAGTTGCTAATTCACTACCTGTAGAGGGTGTTGTTGGTAAATTAATTCCTTTGTAAGTTCTAGATTCTTGATCATATTTTACAAATACACGATCATCTTTCTGAAGTGATATCGCAGTGAACTGAGCAACAACCATTGATTTGAAACCAGTTGCCTTATCACCGTCAGCATGCATACCATTCATTCCATATACAGAACGAAGAGATATGTTGAAGATATAAGGTGATGCACCAGAAACTGTATCAGTTTCAATTGTTATTGTTCCTGCTGATGTGCTTGGTGATGCTGCTAAATCGTCAGGTACAAATGGTAGTAGATATGTAAATGTTCTTAATCCCGTTACACTCTGAACTTTTGTAGATAAATTATATCTTAAATCATCAACACCTTTAACTTTAATTGGTGTACCAGTTGTTAGTGTATGATCTGCTGCAGTGGTGACTGTAATAATTGATGTTGGAGTTGTTCCATCACCAGATTTAATCGCTGCAATATTAATTGGATCTGATCCAAATGCACCAACAATCTCAAATTCAGGTCTTTGTGGTGAAAAACCTGTAGTGCTTGCAGGAAATCTATCTTGAGTATCAATAAATCTTGCAACTTTATTAAATGCGTTTGATAATTTACTATAATATATGCCTAAATCAGTTAAATTAAATCGATCATCTATGTTTACACCGTCAGCATATTCAAAACATGTAAGTTTGTGGTGTGAAAATGTAGGTTTAGAACGATTAGTTACACTAAAATCTGAACTATCAGTAAATACTAAACCTGACTCATCACCATCAAAGATAGAGAACTGCCAGAAGTAACAAGTACCAGTGATTCTAAAAAGTGCACTTGCAGCAACTGAATTATCAAATGGATTTGGAACATATTTTGGTTTTATTTTTGTTTTTCTTAAATCTAATCCAACAATAGATGTACCACGAGGAACAACAACACCACCATTAATACTATTAAATTTGTAGAGTATATTATCTTCTTGTGTTAAATCAAAGTTAGAGGTTAAGTTTAATGATAAAGTTTCGATTGCATCTGTCTGTGCACCATTTGATCCTGATCCATCTGGAGCGACTGCCTTTGCGACACCACCCACATTTTTAATACCAAATCCGGGTCTGTTATCAATTACATGATCTCCGGGAAATAGTAATATAGTTGTCTTCTCGATTAAATCGTTGTTATTCCCTTCTACATATGAAAATCTAGCAGACTCTAATAAAGCCCTCTGGATCGTCTTGAACGGTTGTGCTAAAGAGTTTCCTTGATTTGATATACTGTCTGTTGCATCCAAGTCATTTGGATTTACATAGAGAATCCTACCCTCAGTGTTCTTTATAAAATTCTCTAGCTTATTAAGTGGCATCGCTTACTTACAAAATATGTCTATGATCTATTTATCCTGTTTCTCGTTCTGGATTTCAGCACGGATTTCAGCCTTTCTTGCCATTGCCTTTGCTTTCGCTTGTTTTTTAGCAATCAGGTTCTCAGTATCAACATCTCCAGAATGAACCTTTCTTTCAGGTTTTGGTTTTTGATCAGGAGTACCACTTGATTTAAATTTATCAACAGCAGTCCTTTGCTTCGCTTTTAACGCAGCAACCTTATCTATATTCTCAGTAAATTCTTGAAATCTTTTCATATCTTTTTGACTATTTATTCAGTTTCTTCTTGCTTTTTCCTTTTTCTTGTTCTTCTATCTCTTTTTGGTTTCGTAATTATCTCTGAATAGATGAGCATATCATCTTCACAAAACTCTTGACAGACCTCAAGAACATCCATAAATTCTTGAACCGTATCACACTGAACTAATTGTATGTGACCTTGATCACTTACAATCTTGAAAGACCTTGAACATATATCGATTATCGTCTTAACCACTGATGCATCGCTCATGAAAGACTCCCGATTTTTTAATATCCTAGCATATATAGGTATTTTTGTCAACCCATGAACATTTTATAATTTCATAATAAACATAAGAGCATAGTATGGTGGTCTGTTTTCGTGTGACTGTCCACCACCTGCTGAACTAGTGTTTTGATTTGTCATGTCACAATCATTATTGTTTGCAGGCCATGGTCTATCAGCAACATTAATACCCACATCAGTTCTTTCATACGTGTGGGTATGTGCTGGTATCTGATTCAATGTAAGAGTAACAGAGTTAGCACCACCAGTATTACCAAGACTGTATGAAGAACCAGTACCAACAATAAATCGATCTCTTAAATCTGGTGTTCCATTTGAACCATTACATATTGCCCAACCAGAAGGTGCAGATGATCCATTATACATCATAATCATTCCTGTGACAAAAAGACTCGAATCACTTAAACGTGCATCTGCAAGAGTTCCAGAAGTTAAAAGTGCTGCAGAATGATTCGGTAATCTAGAAGCATTTAGTTCTCCCGAAGAAATATTTGATG